TTCCTGGCGGGTAAAATCGATGTACCTCTCTACCCGGAGCGATTCATCATACGGGGCCAGAAGGGTTTCCACATCCTGATCGGGACGATGCAGGACGGCTACAGTGAAATGGGACATGTTACCTCCGTTTCTCGTAAACAATGTGGCCTGGGATATCAACGGGCAAGGCATCCGTAGAATGCCAGTCGTCGTCCCAGGCCACATCTTCGTACTTCAGTTCGTTGTCGGCAATTTGTCTGGCTTCTTCCTCCGAACAGGCCATGACTTCGGCATATCCTGTGCGAGCGAAAACCACTCCGTAAACACGCTGAGGACTATTCGCTTCTGCGTTATAAGGGCTGCGTCCTGCCTGCATAAAAGTCATCCTCCAATACCCCGCTGTCAGTGGTTCGACAGTGCTCTCTCCAGATCCTGAATCAGCTTCTCCTCACCTATTTCCTCAGCCGGCGCAATGTGGGGACGTGCGCTGACCCGTCCGCCGTTGCGCTTCGCATGGCCGTGTTCGAGGAGATGCGCAAGAAAGTATCGCTTTGGAGAGTAGATAACGTATTCCACCGTCTGGGAATCTTCAGCCATCTTTTTCACCCGCCAGCTCTTACCGTACTGGCCGGATTCCTTGGGCGCATGGGATCTGATTTCTTTTCGGATGGTTTTGCCCGCATCGCTGATGCACTTCTTCATGTCCTCGGCGGCGAGCGCAGCATACTCCTGAAGCGCAGCATTGATGGCATTGGCAAGCTGATCAACGGATACAGTGTCGCTCATGTTTCAGTTCCACCCTTCACACTCGCCAGCTTGCACCGAACCTTGATGGTCTTGCGCTGGTAGTTCATCATGTCAACGTTCTGGATGTTGTACACATCGTCGTGGAACAGGACGCGGAAATGAATGCTGTCCAGCACCTTCATTTCAGAGCAATATCTTACCTCGAAGGTGATCGTCTGGTCCTCCCGGATGACGGGGTTGCCCTCCTCCCGGTCCTGCTGGTAGGTGCTGGCGTAGGTGTAGCACGAGAAATAGTCCGTCCATGCGTTGAGGTGGTTGTTATACCTGTCCACCGTCACGGTATTCCGCTGAAAGGTGATGCGTTCATTGAACCGTGCGATCTCGTGATCCACGTCAGACTACCCCTTCCCGTATTGCGAAAAGGAGACTGCGCAGCGTGAGCGTCAGGTCGTGGTGATCCCCTTCCTCGCGGTGCTCATACAGATAGCCAACGGTGTACAGTATGGCGATCCTCAGCAGTTCCCTCATCTGGGTGATCTCGGCAGGCTTGAGCTTGGTCGTGTGGATGGAGATCACATTGCCGTCATTGTCCGTCTTGACCTTCTGAATGTTGGTCCAGTCCGACGGACTCAGCCGGGCCACATCCATGACCAGCTGCTCAGCGGAATTGAGGAGGATGCCGATCAGGGCATCCTCGTCGGAAGAATCTACCCGAAGGTAGCTCTTCGCCATGTCCAGGGACACGACAGGCGTCTGTACCATATCGGCATCCTCCCCTCTGTTTACTCGCCCTGGTCGTCGGGAGACGGATCGTCCTCAGCCGGCGCAGCAATCTGGATGGTCAGCGAAGTCTCGCCATATCCGTCCGCCCAAAGGGTAAGGGCCACAGGCGTCTCGATGGCTTCCTCGGCCTTGATGTACAGGACGAAACTGCCTGCCGCACAGCCGGCCGCCTGAGCATCAGTCGCATCCTGTGCAGTCAGGGCAGCGCCATTGAGCTTCACGCCGGTGATGTCGCTGATGCCAGTGCCGATTTCCAGGGCCAGCCACTTGTGTGTGCCCTGATCATGGTCTGATCCGTCAGATTCAGTCAGCTCGTCCACATCTACGGCAACGGTGATCACGCCATCCGCCAGGGTCACGGACTGCACCTTTTCCTTGTTTGCCGCCAGCGCCTCCTCGGTGGGCGTGGGAGCCAGGCCAGCGGTGACATTCCAGGTATCAGGCGTCATGATGCCGGCGTTCTTCAGCTTGTTGAGCAGGGCATTGAAATCACTCACCAGTTCGAGCAGAGCAGCCGCAGTGCTGGCCGACTGGTTCTCCGCAGCGGCATCACTGCCGCTACCGCCGGAGCCACTCAAGCCCTCGACCTCAGCGCCTTCCTCGATGACGAGCCTGCCGCCGATGACCCAGGTGTTGCCTTCATCTGTGGAATAGTTCTTAGTGACAATGGAATCCATGTGTGTATCATCCTCCGTATTTTTCCTCTATGAGGCTTTTGGGTTGAGTTGATCCGGAGCTACCCGTTAAAGGCGGCTCCGGATTGTGTGGGATGTGTCGATCAGCCGTTGGTGGTGCTGTTGGCGGCAGTACCAGCCATCTTCAGCACCTTCACAGCCTCGGGCAGGATGAGCTTGCCATCCACGCGCTGGGTGGTCATGAAGCCGACCTGATCGGTAGCGGCATACAGCTCATTCAGGCGACGGAAGGTGCGGCTGGAGCGGTCGGCAACCCAGTAATAGCTGTAGTCGCCGAAGGTCATGACCTTCTGGCCCTTTGCGATGTTGGGCATGTAGCAGGAGGTGTAGATGGGGCGGCCCAGGATAGTATCGGGCTTGCCGATATCCAGGGCAGGCTTCCACAGGTAATTGCCCTGGCCATCCTTCAGGGTCATCAGCTGGAGCAGCAGCTCCTCGTTGCAGAGGAAGGCAGCCTTCGCGCGATAGGGAGCCTTCAGGCTGTAATACAGCTTGAAGATATCGTCGAAGGTGACGGCGGTCTGGGAAGCGGCAGTCACACCCAGCTCAGCACCGATGGTGTCATTGAGCAGGCCGGTAGGCTGCTTCTCACCAGTGCCGACGATGAATGCCTTCTCCTCAGCGCGGCCCATAGCCTTCCCAAAGCGGTCAGCGATGTAGGCGGCGATGTCGAAAGCTGAATCGTTGAGCAGCTCGTTGGACACGCGGATCATCTTGCCCATCTTGTAGGCGGACAGGGTGGTCTGCGCGAACTTAGTGGTACCCTCGGGGATCTCCTCACCCTCATCGATCCAGGAAGCCTCAAGGGTGTCATTGGCGACGGGGATCTTGCGGGTGCCGGAGCTGGTGCGGATGACATGCGCCATCTGACGGAAGATGTTGTTCTCCTCCAGGCCCTGGATCAGCCGGCGCTCGAACTCGTCCGGAACGGTAAAGCCGCCCTCATCATCCTTGCCAACGGACAGGGCGTTGCGGACTTCCATCAGGTGACCGTCGCCGCGCATCATATCCCAGAAGGCGGTGCAGTAGTCCTCAGTGGCGGTGGGCTTCACCTTGTCCTTCCGCGCCATGGGGGCCATCTGGACGGGAGCGGAAGTGGGCATCGCCAGCTTCGCGTCTACCGCCGCCTGCTGTTCGAGGCGCTCGATCTCAGCACCCAGAGCGGTGACTTCACCAGCCATGCGATCATACTGATCGACAAATTCAGCAGCCACCAGGCCGTTGTCGCCGCGATGCTCTTCGAGAAAGTCCTTGGTCTGGTTCCACAGGGTATTGCGTTTCTCACGCAGAGAAACGATAGTAGTGTTAGCCATGGTTAATACCTCCAAAGTATGGTTGATTAGTGTGTCCACAGAGATTAGCGGACATAGAAAAAGCCCCGGATGGTGTGTCCGTAGGCAAAAGAAAACAGCCGACAGGTCAGCGCATCCTGTCAAGCTGGTTCTTCAAAAAGATGTACGGCACACTGCCGTCCAGGGTTCGGCCATTCTGGTCGATGGCAATGAAGCCCTCGGGGAGAACATTGGAAGGGGCTGGCTTAGCCTTTTGCTCCTTCTCGTCGGGGTCAGGCTCTTCCTCGTCGGGGTCAGGCTCGTCCTTGTCGGGGTCATCCTCGTCGGGATCAGGCTCTTCCTCGTGGGGGTCAGGCTCGTCCTCGTCAGGATCATCCTCATCAGGAGCCATCTTGTTCTCCTCGGACGCAGCCTTCTCCTCGTTGCACCTGTCGCTCACCGGTGCTTCCTCCGCAGCGGTATTTTCCGCCACAGGTTCTGCTTCCCCTTCCGGCGCTTCTTCGGTGACTGCTTCCGGCATGGAGCCTTCCGTTTGGACAGGCTCTTCGTTCGTGACAGGGGCTTCACTGTCCGGGGCATCACCGTCATCCTGGGTTGGTCCCTCGTCAGAGGCTTTCCCTTCATCGAAAGCGCCGATGCTGTTGAGGATCGCCTGTCCCATAGTGCGGGTAGAATACAGCAATCCCTCAAGCGCGTCAGCAGCCTTCGCGCCTTCAAGGCGGACTTCCCCATTCTCTCCCTCCTCCGGGGTGTCGTCGCCGTCCTGTTCGCCGGGGTCCTGTTCATCAGGTTCGGCCTTCGGAACGGTCTTCTTATCGTCAAACATGATCTCATCGGCAAAACCCAGCTCAACGGCCTTCTTGGCGTTCAGCCAGGTTTCATCGGACATCAGCTTGGCAATCTTGTTGCGGGAAAGCCCGGACTTCGCCTGATAGGCGTTCACGATGCTCTCCTTGATCTCGTTGAGCGTGGAGATGGCTTTCTCCATCGCCTTCGAGTTCCCCATGGCAATGGTCATCGGGTCGTGGATCACCAGCATGGCCACCGGGGACATCATCACACGGTCACCGGCCATGGCGACGACGGACGCGGCACTGGCCGCAATAGCGTCGATCTTCACGATCACGTTGCCGGGATAATCGCGGATCATGGTGTAGATCTCGGCGGCTGCAAACACGTTGCCACCGGGACTGTGGATGTAGATGGTGACGTCCCCATCTTCAGCATACAGGTCTTCCCTGAATGCCTTGGGCGTCACGCCGTCCGACCAGAAGGATTCCTCGTCGATGGGACCTTCCAGCCGAAGGACACGCCCACCTCCGTCATCCCTGATCCAACTCCAGAACTTGCGCATAGTGGATCATCCTTTCTTTCTATTGTTTCCTTTGTCTGCCCTGGCGCGCCGCTTTGCGCTCCGCTTTCCTTCGTGCATGGCCTGGGGCTTCATGGGCAGCATCACTCTGCTCCTCTGTTTCATCCGGTTGAGGCTGAGGAGAATCATCCTCCGATGCGGCTTCCTGCTTCTCGCGCTCCACCATGGCATTCGTGCCGTAGGCTTTGCCCACATCTGCGAGCTTTGTATAGCTCCCGTTTATGATGTGGTAGTTGCCGCCTTCCCCCTCCGGCAGCGGCGGCAGGTTTTCAAGCAATCGCACCTCGTCCACGCTGTAGACGCCGTTGTTGATGCCCACCGCATAGCTGTTCATGCGGCTGAGCGTGTCACCTCGCATCATGCCATCCACGTTGAACTTTGGAAAGTAGGTTAACTGTTCGTCCTCCACCAGCAGATCCTTGATGATGCCCATCTCGATCTTGACGAGCCAGGGCATCAGGGAGTGCTTCACGAACTGTATGGACTGATGCTCGATGTTGTTGAAGGTGCTGCGCTGAAGGTCCTGCACCATGTGGGGAGGCACATTGAATATCCGGCATATCTCCTCCACACCGTATTGACGAGTGGAAAGAAACTGGCTGTCCTCGGGCGGCAGGCTGATGGGCTTATAGCTCATGCCCTCTTCAATGACAGCCACCTTGTGGGCATTGCCCGCGCCGCCATAGGTCGCCCGCCACTGTGTGCGGATCTTCTCCGGATCTTTCAAAATGCCAGGGTGCTCCAGAACGCCAATGGGCTGCGCGCCGTTTTTGAAGAATGAACTGCCGTACTTTTCAACGGCCAGTACGGAACCCAGGCTGTTCTTCATCATGGCGATGGGAGAAAAGCCGACCAGACCATTGAAGCCCAGACCGGGGATATGGAGTATCTCATCCCTGCGGAAGTAGATGTCCTTGTTCTTTTCGCCGGGCGTTTCATCCGTATAGGCATGATAGATGTAGTAGATTTCGCCATGATCGTCGCGGTCTACCTCAACATTCTCAGGCAGAAGCGGATAGAGGCTGACTACATCATTTTTGCCGTCACGGATGATCTGGCTGTAGGCGTTTCCCCACAGGAGCAGATGGGTCATGAGGGTTTCGCGCCAGGTAAAACTGGTCATCTCCGGGTTCGGCATCAGGTAGAGCAGTCGATATAGCGGATGGTCCTTCGCCATTTCCTTTCCATTCCCATTGTCCGTATAGCGGTACAGATGGAATGGGAGCTGAGCGACAGACTCCGCCAGCAATCGCACACAGGCATAAACCGTAGCGATCTGCATCGCAGACTGCTCGTCTACCTTTTCACCGCTGGCTGCGGTGCCGAAGGTAAATATGGTGCCGGAGTCCCGAACGTTGTTTTCAATGTCGGGAATTGATCCAGGGGCGTCTCTCGGTTTGAACAGTCGGAAAAAGGTCGGTGTCTTCATTTACTTCTCCTCCAGAAGCGCCAGTTCACGGCTGCAGGCATTAAGGCAAATCCTGTAGATGGCATCACGGTCGTCCCTTGTCAGTACGTTGTCTTTTACCAGTGCCGTAATCCTTTCCAGAAAGGCCCGCTTCTCGGCCATTGTGAGCTGCATTGCAATCATCTCCTAAATCACTACGAGTCCACGGTCTGGCTGGTCATACACGCTCCCGGCCTGTTCATGGCGGACAGCGCGATCCAGTCCCATGATGAGTGCGACGATGCCGTCGATCTTCTCCGTGGACTTCTTCTTGCTGGGCTTGATGTTCTCGGCGGCATCGACCTCGGCTACCACGTTTCCCGCCATCCACCTGAGGACGGGGTTCCCGCCGTGGTTGACTTTGCCTTCCAGCAGGAGCTTGTACAGTTCCTTCATGCCGGGGCTCATATCCTTGAAGCCCATGCCTATGGGTACCATGGTGAAGCCGTCGCCCTCAAGGTCGGTGATGAGTTGCGTAGCATTCCAGCGGTCAACGCCGATTTCAAGGATGTGATACTGCTCCCCCAGATCGTTGATGGTGCGCCGGACAAAGTTGTAATCCACAACATTTCCTTCGGTGACATGGAACAGGCCCTGCTTCTCCCACACATCGTAGGGGACATGATCCCGCCGGACACGAAGGTTCAGCGTTTCCCCCGGCAGCCAGAAATGCGGAATGATAATGTAATCATCTCCCTCATATCTCGGCGGGAACACCATGACAAAAGCCGTGATGTCGCTGGTGCTGGAGAGATCCAGCCCGGCGTAACAGTCGCGGCCTTTGAGCGTCTCAATGTTGATCTCCCTCGCGCCCTGGTCGTAGATGTGCTCCGGAATCCATGCCACAGTGCTGCCCACCCACTGGTCGAGGCGAAGCTGCCGGAATACGTTCTCCTCAGCGGGGTTTTGAAGCGCCTCGCGGTATGCGTCACGCACACGCTCAATCTGGATGGTTTGGTCGAGGGAGGGATTGGCCTTGTACCAGTTTTTCTCGTCGTTCCAGTCATCGCCGTCTTCAAGGCCATAGATCACGGGATAGAAGGATGGGTCGATACGCTTGCCCGCAAGGATGTCGGATGCCTTGGAGTGATACTCATAGCAGATGCTGTTGCGGTCTGTGCCCGCCGTGGTGATCAGAAAGTAGAACGGCTGGGTCCGGGCATCACCGGAGCCCTTGGTCAGCACATCCACCAGATTGCGGTTGGGCTGCGCGTGGAGCTCATCCAGCACCAGGCCGGAAACATTCAGGCCATGCTTGGTCCCCACCTCTGCGGAAAGGACCTGATAGAAACCGGCATTGCTGTAATTCACCAGCCGCTTGCCCGCCGACATGATCTTGCTCCGCTTCAGAAGCGCTGGAGACATTTCCACCATGCGGCGGGCTACATCGAACACGATGGAGGCCTGTTGGCGATCCGCTGCCGCGCCGTAAACCTCGGCGGAGGGCTCGTTGTCAGCATATAGGAGATAGAGCGCGATAGCGGCAGCCAGCTCGCTCTTGCCGTTCTTTTTTGGTATCTCTACATACGCGGTGCGAAACTGGCGGTAGCCGTTGTCATCCACTACCCCGAATACATCCCGAATGATTCTTTCCTGCCATGGCAGCAGCCAGAATCGGTGTCCCGCCCACTTGCCTTTTGTATGACAGAGGTTTTCAATGAAGCGAACAGCCCGGTCCGCTTTCTCCTCGTCATAGTGGCTTGTCCCCAGCATAAACCGGGTCGGCTCATAATCCTTCAGCTTCGGATAATTGGTCGGTCTCTGATCCATCATCGGCCTCCCAGCAGCTCTTCCATGTCATCCTTCACAGTGCTTCCACCGGTTTCTCCGGCAACCAGACGGCTTCGGGAGGAAGGCGTCAATCCGAGCTGTTCAGCGCACCGGTTCATGATACGCGCATATTCCTTTGCGATAGCCACATGGGGAATCGCCTGGAGATAACCGGAAGGCGTCTTGGAAATAAAACCGTGGCTGGATATGATCTCCTCAGCCGCTTTCCACCGCGCATATGCCTGACAGTAAGAAGCGAACACGCTCATGTCCGCCTCCGTCAGTATGCCGAGCTGTTCCAGCTTCTTAGAGAGCCTGCGCCATTCCTTTTTGGCTTCCGGGTCCAGCCACTTTGGACAGGGCGGAGCCTTTTTATCAGGCTTTGGCTCTCGCTGGTTTATTGGTCTCTTGCCCGGATTGCCCTCCAGTAATCGAATGGCCGAGGGCTTGGGCCGCCTGCCGCGCTGTCCCAATCGCGCTCACCTCCCCGCTGAATTAACGTAATGTAGCGGCAATCGCTCACAGTTTCGCAGCCAATGCCTGCTTGATTGCCTTTTGATGGTTCTCATCCACGCGGTTGCTTCCATGGGTGCGGCTATTGGTGAAGTGAATACAGTGGTGTCCGTTGAATTTGTTCCCACTGATACTCGAACCGCCATGCGGCATCCCATTCATGGAGGCTGCGTAGTTGATGCCGTCGATGGTGACAAAGATCGCCCGCCTCTTCCAGCTCCAGGAACCCCCATAGGCTTTCTTAAGCGCTGCGGTATCCGTAGCGGTCAGGGGCTGGACATCGGCATGATTGGAACCGCCTCGCCGCTGTTCACGCCAGGCCAACCCTGTCTTCACATCGGTGATGGTGGCAGTCACTCCCCTGGCGAAGATCTTCTGGATATCGCTCTTCCACCAGTCCATCTCCCTGGCGGCGCCCTTGGCGGGGATAGCTGCTCCTTTTTCCGTACCCTTCGATGTGGTTCTGGCGGATTGAGGACTTTCCGTATTCGCCTTTTGCTTCACGGGAGCACTCGCGCTGAACAGTGCAGGCAGCGTCTTCTTTCCGCAAATGCCATCTACAGTAAGATGGGCGGCTTTCTGGAACGCCTTCACCGCTGCTTCCGTCTTTGTCAGGTAGTTGCCACCGATCGTACCGGAAAAGTATCCCAGCGTTTTCAGCCTTCGCTGGATCTCTTTCACATCCTCACCTTTGCAGCCGTACTTGAAGACTCCCTGCGAGTTCTTTGCAGACGACATTATCGATTCCTCCCATCAATAAAAGCATCCGCTTTCGCAGATGCCTGTAATTTCAATGTCCACGCTGTAGTCAATACTTGTTCACGTTCAGCAGCACCTCTCCCAGAGGCGTCAGCGTAAAGTGATAGTTTCCCCTTCGGATCAGCTTGCGGATATGGTTCAGGTCACCCATATACCCGCTGTCTGCTCCGCTCCCTGGGCGCGCCACATACCATATGGCGGCTTCTTCCGGTTTGTCAGTCCAGGGCCAGTCAACCACATAGTCCCAATTCGAGTCCGTATCTCCCTGGGCGAAAAGCCGGGCCTTATCAAAATCATGCAGTGTCATCCTCAGCTCTCCCATCACTATGCAGTAGTCTTAACGCTGATAGGGAGCCTCGGTTCCAAAGGCTGAACATTGTCGGGTTTTCCAAATCGCCACGCGGCGTCGCCGGGGAGCCGCTTCATGAGGAACTTTCGCAGATCCTTGTGTTCCGCCCCGGTGAAGCCCAGCCTGATCGCCCAGGTGCGCATGGCAAATTTCGGGTTACCCTCTTTGTGCTGTCTGGAGGTGATCCGCTTGCTGGTGTTGGCGAATTCACACAGACCGCTGATGAACTGGGAGATGTACTTGACCTCCTCGGCGCTGAGCTCGCCGAACCAGGGAAAGCTGACTGCCTCGTCGGTTACTTCAATGTCCGTGGAACTGATGTCCAGCGCCTGGCATATCAGCTCCCCTTTCGCCCACAGGAGCTTTTTCAGATTCTCAATACCTAGGTTGGTGAAGATATCACGGGGGACGGAGATCGTGGTGCCGATCGGTTCCGCAGGCTGTTCCGCTGCCTGTTCTGCTTCAGCGGCCTGTTCAGCTGCCTGTTCCTCCGCGGCATTTACGATGTCCTCTGGCTGAACAGGAGGTTCTTCCTCCCACCCCTCTCCGCTCTGCTCGGTCATGTATCCGTGCTCCATGAGCTTCTGCATCAGATTGACCAGTTTCGTTCTGTCAGTCTGTTCATCCACCTCGATGTTGCCCTCACGGGTCACGGTGGCAAAATCGATGATGTACGCGCACTTCGGAACGCCGGTGTACTTGGGCTTAACGCCGATGATCTCCGCGACCACCTTGGCAAACGGCATGCGGCTTTCGCCGCCTTGGTTGTAGTAGAAAGTGAACACGATATAGCCCCCTTTGTTTTGTGTTGGTGTAAGTATACTACCTCTGATGAAACAGGAAGTCCACGTCACCCAAGCGTTCGTTTTGCTGCATTCAGGATAACTTTCCAGCCTGCCTCTGCATGAGCAGAAGCGTAAGCGCGTCATGCTTCAGACGGTTCAGGCAATTGCCCTCATAGGGACATTCAGCGCATCGCGGTCTGTCATCCGGATCACGCATGACACAGCATTGTAGCCCCTGAATGGTCATGTCCAGGTCAGGCATTGTGCTCACCTGCCCTTTTCCCTGCTGCATCTTCTTCATCGGGCCTGGCTGCCCACGCGATACCCGCCAGGATGAAATATGCAACCGGTAACGCGATGCCATTGCCGAACAGGCGGTAGGCCGCTCCATCCGTATAGGGATCCTTCAGCCACCGTGCAATTTGCTTCCTTGTTTTCGGCTTGCCATTCGGATTTGTGAGATTTCGCCAGGTCTCCAGCACATCCTCCCAGAAGTCCAGCTCGGCTTCGCTGGGGTTCATTATCCCCAGGTCACTGCACCACCAATCAGGAAACCCCTGGAGCCGGGCGCATTCTACCGGCGTTAGCCTTCGAACCCGATAAGTAGAGTCGCCCTCCTCCTTATCGTTGATCACGCTGGGATCCTTATAGTCCCTAGACATCAGCGTTGGAGCCACTTCCTCATTGATGCCCGAATGCACCCAGGGGCTGAGGGCGTAGGTCTCGACGACTGCCATGCCACCCTGATTGGGCAGCGGCGATCCGCCGCTCTGATCCAGGGTGCGCGACGTGTCGGCTTCATAATATCCCGCATGAGGATTATCCGAAAGCATACCCTTTGAATGAAAGGAACCTATGCCAAAAGCCTGACTGCTCTGCGGCCTGTCATCCTCCGGCGCGGCGACTGCCCCGGCCCCACTGGCCTGAATGGTGGGGGCAAGTTCTTCATCCACGGAGAAGTTGAAGTTTGCTTTTTCCCCAGAACTGTAGCCTTCCTTCCCAATGCTGTAGGCCGGTTCGATCTTCAGCGGCACATTGCCCGACCCCGTTCCCATGTACCGGGACAGCGTGGGGGAAACCTCATGGGGACCGCTGTAGCGTGCATCGCGTCCGTGAGCATCAAACACCACTGCCGGCGTGTTGGATGCCCTTACCGTTGGCGACTTTTCTTCCTCATAGCCTATGCTCCGGGATGCAGCGCTGTTCTCCGTTAGGAATCCGGCTACTGTGGAACCCTCATCCAGAACAGCCGGATGATGTCCATGATCTACTGCAACCAGTGTGCCGGTCACATCCTCCGTAATAGAGATGCCGCTGCTGCCCTGGGGATTGACTACCGGGATTCCCTGGCCTGCCGCTCCAGCGCCAGCCTCAACACCGTTGGCAGCTCTTTGCCACGCTCGGAAGCCCTCCGCAGAATACCCTGACAGGCCTTCGCTGACAGATAATATGTCTGCGGCACGCCCGCCTCCAAGATCTCCGACAAGAAAGATGCGTTTTCTGCGCTGGGGCACTCCCCAAAATTGCGCGTCGAATACGCGGTACGCAACGCTCCATCCTTCTCCCACCAGCACATCGGCTGACGGCCAGCGTCCCTTTTCAGGCGAAGGCACCGAAGGCGCATTCTCTTCAACGATTCCGACAATCGCGTCGAGTACGGCTTTGAAGTCCTCGCCTTTGTTTGATGTAAATGCTCCTGGGACGTTCTCCCAGAGTATGAATCTCGGCTTCTCTCCATTTGTGGCATCCCTCATTTCCCGGATGATGCGGATCGCCTGGAAAAACAGGTTGGACCGCTCACCTTCGTGTATTCCTGCGCGGCGGCCGGCGATGCTGAGATCCTGGCACGGCGAGCCGAAGGTAATCACATCCACGGGTTCCAGTTCCGCGCCATTCAGCATGGACACATCTCCGTAGTGTTTTACCTCCGGCAGCCGCTTTGTGGTCACCCGGATTGGAAAAGGATCGACCTCCGAATTCCACACGGGTTTTATCCCTGCCAGCAGGCCCGCCAGCTCAAAACCCCCGGACCCCGAGAACAGGCTTCCGAGAGTCAGTTGCTTGTTGCTCATTTCATTTGTCACTCTCCCCGGACATACTCGATCCGTTTATTGCACTTTTTGAACACCCAGAAGTATGAATTGAACTTCCGGGCTGTTTTCTGGTTTTTCACCTGCCAGTCAGCAACCAGCCTCGATTTCGCCAGCAGTATGAACAGGTCGAGAGGATAGAATCCTGCTTTTATGGCTTCATTCATCACGAATACATGGGACCAATACTGCTTCCCGCTGCTGACCTTGTCCTGGATTTTGAAAATCAAAATGCCATTACGCTTCAGCACCCTGTGGGCCTCTGCCAGGGCATCCAGATAGAACCGAAACAGAGTGTCTTCGTCAGGGAATACAGTAAATCTCCTGTTGATGATGTTGCCCGTCCCCTCCCTGAGCGACCTGCCTTTCGTCGCCAGAAATGGCGGGTCAAATATCATGCAGGAGATGGATTCATTCTCCAGCGGAAGGTGCCGGGCATCGGCCTGAACCACACCCTCTGCCTGCGGCTCAATGTCAAAGCGCTGCTCTGGCGGCTCTATCCCTGTCCCGTTGTAAAAGCCTCCCGTGCTGAAGGTCGGATCACAGTCGATCTTTCCCCCAGGCACATGGAGGCGCAGGATATTACGGATGATCTCACCTTGGTCGTAGGAGATGTTTTTTGCGAGGTCAGGCATTACATCAACGCCTGTTCCGGAAGGACATCCCATTCGGCTTCCATCCTGTGCTTTCCGCAGGGCGCCGCTTCCGGGCAGTTTCCAGACACACATCCGGGACCGGCGCCGTAGAACAGCTCTGGAGCGACGCGCTTGCAGATGGCGAGCATGGCATCCGCCACGCCCCTGATCTCCCACTGAGCGCGATTGCAGCAGCGGAGGGCAAAGAAGTGACGAAGTTCCCTGGCGTTCATCGTGAGAACCAGGTTTGTCTCCACCGCCTGGGTGGTCACGTATCGGGCATCTTCTTTCGGGATGCCGGACGCAACCATGCGCTTATAGAGGTCCATGCTCCTGTTGAACAGTTCCTCTGCCTCCAGGAGATACTCAGACCGAGTGATGCTGTCCGGCATCACCATCTTCACGTCCTCCATGCGGACGTAGCGCTGGGATTCCACATCAAATGATGCCAAACGGTGGCGGGTGAGCTGGGCAAGCGCCGCACGGCTCAATCCCTCCACCTTGAATGTAAAGCTGACATGCTCCAGTACGCCGTCATGGCCGGAGGCAAGGGCGGTGCTCAGCGACTTCCAGGGATCCTTACTGGCCGTGCAGACCGCCGAAGCTTGTCCGCACAGCAGGGCGGCGTCCGGGGTGAAGTTCATAAGTGTTACTCTCACTCGCCCTTCACCTCCGGCTCAAAAGTTGCCACTTCGTCGAACATCAGCTTCTGCCCGTCACGAATGACAAAGACATCGGCATAGTTACCCCCGTTCGCTTCCAGATACCGCTTTACGATCACATCCACAAACTTGGGATCCAGCTCGATACCCCGGCACACGCGGTCCGTTTCCATACAGGCGATCAGCGTGGAGCCGCTGCCCAGGAACGGGTCAAGCACGATGCCGTTGGTCATTGTGCTGTTCTTGATGGGATAGCTCATGAGCGTGACCGGCTTCATCGTCGGGTGATCCTTGCTGGAGCGGGGCTTGTCGTATTCCCACACCGTGGTCTGCTTTCGATCCGCGTACCACTGATGCTTTCCGCCCTTTTTCCACCCGAACAAACAGGGTTCATGAATCCATTGATAGGGGCTGCGGCCCAGCACCAGCGCGTTCTTTTTCCAGATACAGCATCCACTGAGGTAGAAACCCGCGTCCTTGAATGCCTTCCGGAAGTTCAGCCCTTCGGTATCGGCGTGCCAGACATAGATGGAACCGTCATCGGCCAGATTCTGGTGCATACACTGATACGCGGCCAACAGGAAATTGTAGAAATCACTGTCCGACATATTGTCGTTCATGATCTTGCCCGCCGTCTCCTCGACGTCCACGTTATAAGGGGGATCCGTCAGAACGAGGTTGGCTTTGTCGCCTTCCATGAGGAGAGCGTAGGTTTCCGGCTTTGTGCTGTCGCCACAGATGACGCGATGCTTGCCCAGGTGCCAGATGTCTCCGGGCTTGGAGAACACAGGCTGCTTCAGCTCCGATTCCACGTCGAAGTCGTCTTCTTTAACCTGCTTGTCGTAGATGTTGGAAAAAAGCTGTTCAATCTCCGGAGCCTCGAAACCGGTGAACTCCAGATTGAAATCTTCATCCCCCAGATCCTTCAGCAGGTCGGCCAGCATTTCCTCATCCCACGCGCCGGTGATCTTGTTGAGCGCGATGTTCAGCGCCTTTTCACGTGTCTTGTCCACATCCACCACAGCACACGGCACCTCGGTATATCCCAGATCGATGGCGACTGTCA